TGATGAAAATAATACAGATTTAGCAACAACAGGTTCTGCAACATTATCGGTAATACTTGCAGATGGCACACTTGAAACAAAAACAATAGACACAATATCAGGAACAACAATTACCGTATCCTCTGCTTTTTCATCCACACCACCATCAAACAGTGTTTGGGTAATAGAAAATACAGCAATTCCACTTGAAACTTTTCGAGTTGTTGGTGTTACAGAAGTAGGTCAGCTTGCATATCAAATCACAGCTGTTGCTCATAATTCATCTAAATATACAAATATTGAAGATGGTACGGCATTGTCAACAAGAACAATTACGACACTTACAGAAATAAAACCTCCACCAAGTAACTTGCAGGGGTCAGAACAAATTGTTGTTTTAAATAATCGTGCTGTATCAAAACTCTTTATTCAATGGCAACCTATTGCTGGTGTTACTGAATACATGATTCAATATAGATTTCAAAATGAAAACTTTATATCACAAAGAATTACAAGACCAGACTTTACAATTTTTGAAACAAAAAATGGTACTTATGAAATCAGAGTTTTTAGTTATAACGCACTAGGTAAACCAAGCACCACACCAGCAACAACAACTTTTACAACTGTAGGTAAGACAGCTTTACCAGCAGATCCTAGTGGTTTAACTTTAGAACCTGTTTCAGATCAGTTTGTAAGACTTAGATTTAATCCAGCAACAGATGTTGATGTTTTGCATGGTGGAACTGTATCCGTCAGGCATACTCCCTCTGTTGATCCAGCAGTAGCAACATTTCAAAACTCTACAGAAATAATTCCCAAACTTGCTGGAAACATCACAGAAACACTTGTTCCAGCACTTACAGGAACTTACAGTATTAAATTTATTGATGACACTGGAAACAGGTCAAACAACGCCGCAAGAATAATAGTTACACAACCTGACCCACAGCCTAATCAAGCAATACTTACAGAAAGAGAGGATACTGACTCACCACCATTTCAGGGTGAAAAAGTAAATACTTTTTATGATGCAACCTTTGATGGACTTTTATTAGATGGAACTTTGTTATGGGATTCAATCACTCAAAATATTGATGATTTATCAAATATTGATTTTGCTGGCCCAATAAACTCAAGCGGAAGTTATGAGTTTCAAAACAAAGTTGATATGGGTGCGATCTTTAACTTGATGTTAAAAAGACGGTTTGTAACCTCTGGTTTACTTGTAAATGATCTTATTGATTCTAGAACTGCCCTGATAGATACTTGGACTGAATTTGACGGAACACAAGCAGATGATGTTAACGCAAAGCTTTTAGTTGCAACAACTGATATAGACCCATCAACTTCAGTATCAGCTACTTATGAACAAAGTGCCACAACCATAACAATTACAAAGACTTCACATGGATATTCTGTAGGTGATTTTGTTGTTATAGATTTCACTGCTGGTAGTGCAACAGATGGAAATTATGAAATTCAAACAGTACCAAATGCAAACACATTCACAGTGACAGCAAGTGCTAGTGCAACCATATCAAGCGGAACTTCATGTACATACGGAGCAAACTTTAGTCAGTTCAATACTTTTGCAAATGGTGAATATAGAGCAAGAGGTTTTAAATTTAAATGTGAGCTTGAATCAAATGACCCAGCACAAAATATAAATGTTAAGGAACTTGGTTTTGAAGCAAGTGTAAAACGTAGAACAGAAACTGTAAATACATCTATTGCCTCTGGAACTTCAGCAAAAACAGTCACATTTGGCTCTCCTTTTTTCACAGGTACTGGATCTTTAGGAGGTTCAACCACTGCCTTTTTACCAACAGTAGGAATTACATTAGAAGGTGCTGTAACAGGTGATTATTTTAAGATTACATCTATTACAGGAACACAATTTATTATTGAGGTAAGAGATTCAAGCAATAACTTCAAAAATCTTAATTTTAGATATACTGCGATTGGGTTTGGTAAAGGAGGGTAAATATAGTTATATTTAAGTTATCAACTATCATATACTTATACAAAAAGGATTAAGTAATGGCAACACATGATTATGTAATAGACAACGCATCAGGTGCGGCTTTTAGAACGGATTTAAATAATGCTTTAGCTGCAATAGTAAGTAATAATTCAAACTCCTCTAGTCCAGCAACCACATATGCATATCAATGGTGGGCTGATACTACCAACGGTATTCTTAAAATAAGAAATTCTGCAAACAACGATTGGGTAGAACTTTTACAACTTGACGGCACGTTAACTATGGAGGACGGCTCTGTAAGTACTCCAGGATTAGCTTTTAGAGATGATTTAAATACAGGTATTTTCAGTTCTGCTGCTGATACTTTTAATGTTGCTACTGGTGGTGTTGAAAGGATGGAGCTTGGAGCTACAACAATATTTAATGAAGATGGTGCTGATGTAGATTTTAGAATTGAAGGTGATAATGAAGCAAATTTATTTTATGTTGATGCAAGCCATGATCGGATCGGGATAGGTACATCAAGCCCTGCCAGTCAATATGCAGACCATCTTGTTATTGATATTGGAAGTGAAGCACAAAGCGGCATGACAATCAAATCTACTTCTAGTAATTCTGCAATGATCGCTTTTTCAGATGCTACATCAGGTGCAGCACGATATTCAGGTTATATCAATTACAACCATAGTGAGGATTCTTTAAGTTTTGGTACTGGGGGCGGTTCAGAACGTTTCCGTGCGAAGGCTGCAGGATTAGGTATAGGCGATACATCTATTTCATTTCCAAGCGGTTCAGGTTTAGCAATTTTTGATTCAAGCACACCAAGAATAAAACTTACAAACAGTACAACTGGTACAGGATCAAGTGACGGTGGTTTTATATATGTATCTAGTAGTGATTTATATATTGAAAATAAAGAAACAGCAGCGATACGCTTTTATACAAGTGCTACTGAAAAGGCACGTTTAAATTCAGATGGACAGTTGCTTATAAACAAAACGACTGATCGTGACGCATATTATGGTGGAACACTAACTGGAAACCTACAAGTTGAAGGAACTGGTAATTCCACTAGACTTACACAATTTATTCATAATACAAATGCTGCTTCTGGACACATTGTAATTATTGGAAAATCACGTGGAACATCAGCTGGCTCTTACACTGTTGTTCAAGATGATGACTATTTAGGCACACTATCATTTCAAGGTGCTGATGGTGATGCGATGATTGAGGGGGCAAGAATTGATGCCATAGTTGATGGAACTCCTGGTGATCAAGATATGCCAACTAGATTGTCATTTGGAACTACTGCTGATGGTGGATCATCTACTTCAGAACGTTTTGTCATAGATTCATCTGGGATTGTAAAAATACAAAGAGGTTCTAGTGCTGACACCGCATTAGAAATAAATACAACTGCTAGCTCAGGTGCTACTAGGTTTAAATTTAATCAATCTGGGTCTAATAAGGGACAAATTGCGTATTCTCATAGCAATAATCAAATTGAAGTGATTGGAAATGATGGAAATGGGATTGCATTTTTGACAAATGGAGTCAGTAACACAGCAATGACAATAGATACAAGCCAAAGGGTTGGTATTGGAACTACCTCAATGGCTGAAAGACTACTAGTTGTGACAACTGCTAATACAATGGTTCCATTGGCGATTAATGATAGTTCTAGTACTGCAACTACTACCCATAGAATTTCGGTAAGAACAGGTGGTACAGAAGTTGGAAGTATAAAATCAACAAATAGTGCTACAACATTCAATACGAGTTCCGATTACAGGTTAAAAGAAAATGCAGTTGCAATATCTGATGGTATTACAAGACTTAAAACTCTTAAACCATATAGATTTAATTTTAAAAATAATGCAAATAAAACACTTGATGGTTTCTTTGCTCATGAAGTAACAGCAGTACCAGAAGCAGTTGATGGTGTAAAAGATGAAGTAGCTACACAAGATCATGTTGATATGGGTCTAGCAAAAGAAATTGGTGATCCTATTTATCAATCGATAGATCACAGTAAACTTGTACCTTTACTTACTGCTTCATTACAAGAAGCTATCGCTAAAATTGAAACATTAGAAACTAAAGTTGCAGCATTAGAAGCAGCTTAGTAAAATTGGTCTACATATAAAAAATTTATGGCAACACCACAAGAAATTTATGACGAAACAAAAACTCGTCTTGATTTAAATATTGCAAAATCACAAATGTTAGAAAGAGAAATACAGGAAAAAGTAGCAGAAAAAAATCAATTGATACAACCAATAATGGAAGATCAGGGAGCGTTGAAACAACTTGAAAAACTTAGTGATGTTG